TCACCGCGGTAAAAGACTGCTACACATCCAGCGGTGGCCACTGGCTGGTTAGCCCAAAACTCGCTCTCGCCTTCGTAACACGTAACGAAGTCTTTGCCCGCCTCATACCCTTCAAGGTGATGTAACTCAATGCCCATCACACTCCGGTAATACAGGACGACAAGCCCCCAACAGTCCATTCCCTCAAAGGTACAGGCGCGATTCTTCCACGGCTTGCCGTTAACAAGCCGAACAAATTCATCATTCTTCATAGGTTCTTTAGGCCAGGATAATTTTCGGTGGTGTAAATGATGGGGTTTGCCAGGGTTAGTGGGTTCGTCATGCCTGAGGAGATCGTGACGTTATTTGCGTCTATCGAGATGTCCTTAACATAGAGCGTATAGGCCTTAAGTGCAGACAAATCGCCTATCGCCTCCCAGATACCATATTTGCAGGATATGGCCGTCATCCTTGACGCCCCGCGCCATGACTTCAGCGTCTTGCGAACATGCTCTGTGGCCGCGACGAAGGTAATTGTCATTGCGATCGTTACCGTACCATCCTGCGCTGGCTCAGTGACGCTAAACCTGGCTGGCTCGTAATCATTCCCTCCGAAAGACGCGGGCAGAAACAAGTTGTTCACCACCCGGTAATACCCAAAAGCAGGATGATAAAACTCAACCGTTTGCTTAAGGTCAGATGCTGGCCTCCGCTCTTTCCATTCCCTAAGACTGGTCATAAGGCAAGATCCCCGAAACTAACAAATCCATCCAGAAACCAGACTCAGGCTGGGTCTCAACTATCCTGTCGTCATAGTCCTCAGTAATGTCACTAATCCCGTTACTGATGACGCTGGCGGTCCAGGTGACGGTATTCCCGTCCTTGCTGGTCTGCACCGGCATCGATACGAAATGCAAAGTCTGATCTTGAGGTCCCTGAGTATCGCCAAGATCTATCGGCATAGTGAACCATGCCCGTCCCCTATCGCAGTAATTCGGGCTGCGCAGCCATGACTTGAATATCTCAGCCTGGGCAAGAGTGAATATCCATGTCAGCGACCAAGTGGCTTTCAAATCAGTGGTTATCGGGGTGAATATCGCAGGACCGACTGCGGGCTGAGTGGTTATAAACCCCGTATCCTGCGTCATGTTTTGGCTGGCACGCTGTGGCAGCGGCAGCCATTGAGGGTAGGCTACGTTTGCCATTTAATAATCTCCATTTGCCCTACGGTTTAACCCAAAAGTGGACTGGATGGTGTTAGATACTTGGCCGCCCTTTTCCAAATCGCTTACCAGCAATTCGATCACGGCTTGCCCGTTCTGGTCAGAATATCCTTGCTGGCTAACCTGCGCTCCGGATGAGGTGTTAGTGATATTGATCTGCACGCTGACACCACTCCCGCCCTGCAAGTCCTTATTGCTGAGCACACGGCCATTGTCGCCAGGGATCATGTACTGGCTGCCATTGCTGGCCTGATATATTTCAGGCAGGCCAGACTCACCAACTTGGTACATCCCGCCGCCGGTTACTGGGCCACCGTTTTTACGACCACCAAGCACTTTGGATAAAGCAAAAGCACTCGCCAGTGCAGCCCCGCCAACTATCGCCGCAGCACCGAATGAGCCAACAGAAGCCACCAATGCCGCTGGTAACCAAGATGCTAACGTTGTCTCCGCAGCAGCCGTGCTGGCCGCCGTCGTGGTCGCCAGTCCAGATACCTGAGCTGTGGTTGTAGCTGCAATCGCTGCTTGCTGAGTGCTGGCCCCCATTATGGCTGACTTGGCTTGCTGAATTCCCATATCAACGAAAGTTTGAATCACACTGCTGAGGATTGTGTTTGCTAAATTCCTTGCAGCCTCAGAAGCAGATTCCGTCCCGGTTATTACTCCAGACAATGCCGAACCTGCGTTGCTGCCAAATGCATCGACCGCAGCCCCAAGTGCCTGATACCCTGTGCTCTGCTGAGTGAACAACGCCCACTGAGCTGCAACCCTCTGTTGCTCATATTGGGTGTTTGCCGCATTCATCAGCAATAAACCTTGCTGTTCAGTTAACACCTTTTGAGCCATGAATTGCTTAATGAGCGCCAACTTCTGCGCATTCTCATCAGCCAATTGCTGTATTGGATCAACCTGAGCGACAGCCTGTTGAGTCGGGGAGACCACCTGCTCTGCAGAGATCTCGGCCAGCTTAGCCTTATGTTGTTGCGCGAGCTTCTCAGAGCGAGTGTTATACTCTTGCTGGGTGATTATCCCTGTGGATAACTGCCTAGATAGTTGAGCTGTAGTGTCGTTGAAAGAGGTGTTTTCCTGCCTAACTGGGTCTGCGGCGATCGCATCTTTAAGGTCTTTGACTTTCTGCTCGGCGTCGTACTGTGCTGCTGCGAGTTGCTTGGCCTCCTGAATTTGTTGCGCAGTTGCTCCCTTACCAAGAGACCTGGCTGCTTTCTGGATAGCCAACTCACGGTTATAACTAGCCAGCCCCGCCTTGAGGCTATCGTAAGACGCAACCAGATCAGCAGCAGAGTCTTGCGCCGCCTGGGACTGCTGTGTCATTGACTGAAGCTTTTGAACAACGTTTTGCTGCTCATTAGCAAGCCTCTTAGCGGCAGATGCTGCATCATTCTTGGCTTTTGTTTGATCTCTTATGGCCTGAGCATTGTTATAGCTTGCCTCGGCCTCGCTCTGTAGTTGCTTTGCCTGAGGACTATCACCAGAAAATCCAGCATCCTCAGCTTTGTAAAGTGCCTGCAATCTTGCTCTTGCCGCGCCCTGGAGTTTGGATAGTGCAAGCTCACGCTGAGACTGTGTGATCAGGTTTTTCTGACCGGCTGTCAGGTTATCCATCTCCCCCTTTAAAGCGGAAATATTGGCCTTTGCATTAGCCGACTCCCTCACTAAATCAACAAGTTTTCCTACAAATGTGGTAATGGCAGCTTGCCCATCATCTGTAGAGGACTTCATGCTTTGTAACTGCAACACGAGCGCCTGGAGTGCTTCAGGTGACTTTGTCTTCGCAACGTTATCCAACTGCAAAGCCAATGAGTATGCTTGCTGCTGAGAGATTCCAAACTGACTGGCGATCGCGCCAACAGTGTTGATCATACCGTTAGTAGTTGCGGAAAATGCTGTTCCGGCCGCCTGAGCTTGGCTTACTGCTTGACCATAATCTCCAGTTTTGATGCTTAGGGCTTCAAGTGCTGAACCAAAATTCTGAATAGATGCATAGCCACCGCCTAGCCCAGATAGCACGGCGTCGCCAAAACTGATAATAGAGTTAGAGGCACTTGTAACAGCCGCAGGAATCTTAGAAATTGCTTGGTTGTACTCTATCAATGCCTGGTTGCGTAAGATTGTTGCCGCTTCTGCATTAGTCCTCGCCAACAAGGCATACTTATCTGACAAAGCAGCGACGCCAGACTGGGATATGTTGACCACCTGATCCAAAGCGTTCGTCGCAGTTGCGAGATCTTTCATCGTGTCTTCGGCATCACCCATCGACTTTATAAGAGTACCTACGATGACCGTACCAAGAGCTATGATAGCGCCAAATACAGCACCCGATGGCCCAAAAGCCCCAGCTAACTGTGAACCTTGCTGACTAAACGCCACGAGAGCCGATTGCCCGCCTTGCACCTGAACAATAAAGTCCTGTACCTGGTAGCCAGCCTGCTGCATGCTATTTTTCCAATTGACGTGGCTTTTTGCTCCGGTGTCAGTGGTGTTCTTCATGTCGAAGAGTTGCCCAGTGAGTTGGCCTATTTTCTGCTTTTCCTCATCGGTCGCGCTGGACCCAGCGCGAAGCTGAGCTGCGTGAATCGCCGCACTGCGGGCTCCATTTTCCTGAGCCTGATCAAGAATGGCTATTTGGTTACCCAGCCCCTCAATGATTGTTTCAGCACGAGAAAACTCATTAGTTGCGGTTGATGTTGTTGAGCCTGCCTGCTTCATGGCATCGGCTATGGATGTTACCGCACTAACTAGTGAATTCGTCGCTCCACTCAACTGCGCTAAAGTCATGTTAGCCGCTGCTGATGAAGCGTTAGCTTGTTGAATAGCAGATGCCATGGCGCTTACTGAGGTGTTTAGGGTCTGAATTGACCCATCAGTGGACTTGGCATAGCCGGTTAGTTGGTTGAGCGAAGCAGAGGCAGATTTGGTGTCTTTGGCAATGCTGTCTATAGCCTTGCTGGCTGTCTTGGCTGATGCCTCCATACCATCAAAGGCGGAATTAACCTGTTGAGCACCACTGAGAAGCTGCGCCGTTTCGAGTTCGACATCGTAATAAATTGATCCGGCGTTCTGCTTGTCAGACATTTACTTTTCTCCAGGCGAAAAAAAACTCAGCACGATGGCTGAGTTCTGGGGTTTGAATAATTCTACTTGCAGTAATTACTACTTTCCATTCGATACATGTTTGTTTGAATAATGACCGAGTTCTTGTAATATTCTGTATTCCCTGAGTAAAGCAAAGGGTATTTTGAATATTTTAAAGTAACTCGCTTCCTACTGGAGTCATAGACAAATCGAGCACCTATTCTGCTGATTGCTGTCTTTCCAGAAACTATTCCACAAGCGAACTTACCTGATTTTCTTGTAAATATTCCCACCTCAGAAAATTTCAGCCCTTCAGAGACAACAAAGTCGTTGTCACATGATGCGATAGCAGCAGTTCTTTTTGAAACATCAAATCTCACTTGCCCTGCAAGATAGCTACACATGCTTTTTGATTCAGCATTTATCAGGTACGCTCTTATCGCTCCCTCAGCTTCTTGTTGTACCTGCTCTGCTATTGAGGAAAATGAAATAAATCCTCCTATAACCAAGATGATAATTTTTTTCATATCCCCATCCCATTAGTTATTGATGGGATAAATCCTAACGAATCCTTAACGCAAAGGTAAGCAATTTATGCTGATTGTTTCTTTAGGCGGCGTTCTTTTTTGGCAAAGTAATCATCAACAACCGTGTCGTATTCCTCGCGAGTGAAGCCCTGTTGGTTAGGGTATTTCGCATTGAGCAACAGAATGAATTCGGTCATGGTGAGCATCTCAGCATCCTGACGGCTCATCTCGAAATGCGTGCGGGCTGCGCTGATGTAGTCGAACGCTTTAAATTCGTTGGTTGTCTGTTTAGATTCATGCCGCTGAAGTTGCCTTATCTTGGCCTTACCGATGACGCCGTGGGTAATGAGCGAGGATGCAATCAGCAGGATATCCTGTAACTCCATAGCACCCTTTTTCCAGCGAAATGAACGGCCTCGCGTTTTAGCCACGATTATCTCGCCAGTCAACGGCGTGATATCACGATCCGCGCAGGCCGCCATAATGCTCATGGCGGCCACGAGTGCACGCTGCACGCCTGAGCAGGTGTCTGCGTAACGCAAAAACCACACTGGCAGGCATCCAATCGACGCTATCAAACCCAGCGTCATTTTCTGGACCTCATCGTTATGTAGATCGCCGTATGCCTGAACAATCTCTTGTGGACTGCCTATGCGCGTCATGTTTGCAAATGATGGCCGGAAAAAGTAATCCTCGTTGCCAGCGCTGATTACGCACTCGCCGATTTCCCTAAGTGGTGTCATATATCCCCCATAATCAATATCAAGGCCACCCAAGGGCAGCCTTTGTATTGGTTACGATGCGGTGACAGTGATAGCACTGGTTCCGACCTTCGCACCATCTACGCTGGTTGCGCTAATGTTGGCAGTACCTGCTGCAACGGCAGTCACCAGGCCGGTGGAGCTGACCGTGGCCTTGGTGACATCAGAAGATGACCAGGTAACGGCTTTGTTGGTCGCATCGGTCGGCGCAACGGTAGCAGTCAGTTGGCGGGTAGCACCAACGGCAATACTCGCGATAGTTGGTGTGACAGTTACGCCGGTTACAGCGATATCATCGTCAATATCTGCCACTGTCACAGTTGAGCCATCAGCCACCTTAAACTCGGTGGAAATTGTCACGATATCATCGGTACCGCCGTCATTGCTGAGTGCGGTAGTCACCATATATGCTTGGATATTAATTTGTCCGAACATCATCCTTACCCAATAGGAAGGCTGACGACCAGCGGCAATCTCAGCGGCGAATGCCTTGATAAATTTGTAAACCCCGTACTGATCGGCCTTATCGTTAACTCGCACTTCTCCTTCAAACTTCAGGGTGAGGTCCGCAGAGGTGACGATATTTTCCACATAGCCTTTAGTGTCGTCGGCTGAGGAGTTGGTTGAGTTCGGGTTAAAGTCAAAGGTTTTACTGGTGCCCGCAGCCAGGAGCATAAACTCCTCTTCACTTGGGACCGCGTCGGCGCAGCCGTCAGCAATCTCCAGAATGACGACGCGGCCAAACAACTTACTGTTGTCGTTATCACATTGAGCCATCTTTTAGCCTCTTTTAAGCAAAAAAAAAGGCCGCCGAATGGCGACCTTTTGGATTTGGTTTAAGTATTAGCCGAACAGGCAGGCGAACTGAAGTCGCCAGACCAGTCGGTTTTCGTTACTGAGTACAGGTGACGGTATGCCGCCCATGTTGGTGATCTGACCAACACAGGTATCAGTTGTGGGATTCTTCTGGATATAATCGATGATTGCCTGCACGTCGGTTTCCGATTTCGCGGCTTCACCATTGCCAGTTCCGGTGATGAGATCTACCAGGATGTAATACTGGCCGCCAACGTCTCGGTCGATGTTGCTGCCACCATTTGGACGGAAGACGATAAACCGCTCGTCGCCCTTGCCGGTGTCCTGCCAGAGCAACATCTGGGTCGTGTAGCCAGTCGTCAGGCCAGCATTTACAAACAGGTTACGCACGCGCATGTGCATTGAGGGGTTCATTTGGACATTTCCTTAAGCACAACTTGATGCATGGACTCCATCGCGTTTTTAGCGCCTTTGGTGAGGAACTGAGGCTCGCCGTGGGGGTCCCAATAGTTCCCCGTCAAAGATCCGCCGCCGAACTCTTTACCGGCACGAGTCTTACCGAAGTGCGCACGCGGTTTACCCTTCAACTTTCCGGGCATATTGTGAACGTACACCGCATATTCAGCAGAGTAGCCGACCCGGCCAGTGATCCGCGTGCCACTCACCATCAACTCTCGAAACTGGGAGTTGAGCAGGAACGAGGTATCAACCGGGGTTATAATGGCTGCTTCTGATCCGATGATGATGGATGCGGACTGTACCGCTCTAGGCGCACGCCTGCCCTGCACATCAGAGATGAAGGCATCCAGTGACGCCTTGGAAGCCTGTACACCGCGAACTTTAATACCCATATCAGACTCCAGTAATAATGGCGTAATCGTCGGCAACGCGGTCAAAAGTGTCTGCGTAACGAATAACGGCCATCACTCCGTCAGCTCCGGCTGCTATTGGGTCCAACTCGGATGATTCGCCGATCAGAATGAAATCGCCGGTATCGGCCAGCGCATACTCTGTCCATATGGTGTTCTTCACCACCTGCTCAGAGCCAACGTCGCCGACCTTTTTCGACAGGCCACCCTGGTAATCGCACATGATGACTTCAGGTGGCAGGTAAGCCGCTGAGTTGGGGAATTCGCTCGCCGGTGATGCGGTGTCCCTGCGCCAAATGGTGCATTTTGCTGTATAGCTCCAGTTTGCCGTCGCGCTCATTCCCGCCACCTCTCGATCGTCGGATTAGTGGCTGAAATCTTCCGGCAGAAGATGAACCATGAGCCATCACGCTTCAGGTAGGCCGTTGTCTGGTTTCCGGCATCGGTAAGCACCCAGACGCGAACCAGAGCCTTGGGCAGTCTTTCAATGACGGAGATCCAATTCATCAACAGTCTCCCACGACATCAAAGAAACCAACAACCGTACCAGCCAGACCAAGCGAAGAAAGGCACCCGCTCGTGTCCCAGCCAAGGATCTGCTGATACAAGCCAAGGGTGCCAGCGGCGTCATAGGCGAACGACCGGGAAGCGCCAGACGGGGCCGACTCAGAAGACAACTTCCGCGCCCCGGACAGGGCAGCCAAACGAACAACCGCATACAGCTTCATCAGCGTTTGCGTCTCATCGTCGTAGCCTGCCCCGTCCAAACATGGATCGGCCTTTGACACCTTCGTCATAAGCAGATTCAGGACCGCGTCAGGAACCGTGAAGCCCAACTCAGCCATCAGCGCTTTCACATCAGTAAGGGTGATTTGGGCTGCCATCGTTATTTCCCTTTGGTTGCTTCTGCCAGGGCTTGCTCAGCGACATCTGCGCGTTGCTTCTCTGCCGCTAACTCGTTGGCGTGCTTCTGCTCATTCGCAGTAGCTGCATCGTTCAGTGCTTGGAGCTGCGCCAGGGCATTATCAAGCTTTACCTGAAGTTCACCATTATCGGCCGCAGGCGTTGCAACCTCAAAAGAAGTGAGCTTGACGCCCTTCTTCTTGTCGGTTTCTTTCGCCTTACCGGAGCTAATCCAACGTGCAGCCGTTTTATCATCTACCTCAACAACGGAACCAACCTCCAACTTCGCGAGGTTGGCACCGGCGTGCAGATTACTTGCTACGATTTCTACCAGTGCCATGATTTATCCTCAGCTCGATGCGTGAATGACGGAGTATTTGTTATTGATGTCCTGCTTAACCATCAACCCCATTGCACCCCAGGTGCGCCAAATGTAATCGCTGTTGTAGAACGGACGGGGGTCGGCAACAGTACCGACGCCCTGACCAACGATCGGTGCGATTACACCTGCCCCCAGAGGAATAATGACAATCTCGTTGCCGCTGAGTTGGCTGTCTTCCTTGATCGCGCTAATCCCATTGAGTTTCAGGATTTCTTCCAGGATGGTGCCGGACTGGTAGTTGTCGGAGAAATAACGCTCCAAGTTGGACATGATTTCGCCGGACACGTACCAGGTCTGATTAGCGTACTGGTTGTTGATACGGCGCAACTGGTCACGCAGCGCAATAGCGCCATTTCGGATCTGCTGAGATGTCGCAGAAGCTGATGAGAAGTCGATATTAAGGCCAGAGGCACCCAAATCAATCTGCGCAACGCGCTCATCATCCTTCAGACCTTTCCAGGTGAGGTTGTCAAAGGAAGCGAAGTTGCCAGCCTTATCACGGAAACCGTTGTAGATGTAGTCAACGAACTTACGCTGAACATCTTCAACAGAGCCACGCTGAGCATCACCTTGTGACTGAAGCGCGGATGGGCTATTGAAGATCGGGTCACGCCACTCAAACTTAAAGCCTGAGTCGTGGATTGGGACCATCGTGCCGTCAAAGGTATAGGTGCGAGCATCCAGAGCTGCGCCAATCTGGCCGCTCATGGAAGTATGCGCCCAGCCTTTACCGCCTGTACGGGCATAGTCATAACGAGACTGCTCAAGACGCACAGAGCGTGAGAGCGGCATCAGGTCGTTCAGTAGAGTGAATTCAGTGTTCGGCTCAAACTGCTGCAATACAGTGGTATCGAAAGCGCGGTACAGGCGGCGTATATCGTCCACTGCGTTTACTGCGTCGAGCTGACCATCTTCACCAATGCTGGCGCGGGCGATGAAATCAGCAACGGACTGGGCGTTAGCCTGACGTTCACGTTGAAGATTCGCGAATTGCCATGCGTTTACTTCTGCGTTCCCGGTCTTCTCGCCGAGGGCTTTTGAGAATACAAACATTCAGTGCTCCTTACTTGAACACAACACGAACAAGATCACCTGCCACCGCAGTGACAGACTTATCTTCTTCGATATAAGCGAATACAGCGGCGTCGTCAGCCACGGCAGTAATTTGACCATTTGCCAATGCAACAGGCTGGCCTTTAATGTAGGTGCCAGCAGCGGCACGAACATTGAGAAACATGCCAGGCAGCGGCTGGATACCAACCACCAGGTTACCGGTGGTGATCTCGTCATCAACGCCTAGGCAACGCAGGTAGTCTTTGTTTGCCACGTACTTAATCGCAGATTCAGCACCGGCGACGGATGCGGTGAACTTGTCGGTTACGCTGAAAAAGCCAACGGTCCCTGGCAGGGTATCAACTACAGCGGCACCTTCACGGTTCAGTAGTGGATTAGGGAATACGCCACCGGCGTGGATTGTATGCTTTCCATCTTTAGCCATTATTTACTCCGGCATTTCGCTGAAAGTTTGAGATGAGTTGACCTGGCGGAATGAACCGTTAAGGCCGGTGGAGGTTTGGCATTGAGCAAACAGCTCTTTCAGTGGTTCGCCGTCCAGTGCGTTTACAGCTATGTCGGTCATGTTGAACTTAGCTTTTACTGCGGTACGCATCTGTGCCTTTTCTTGATCAGCGTTAGCAGTCAGGCCTGATTTAACCGCAGCAAGGTCATCAGCAAGAGCTTTAGCCCAGGCTGGCATCTGCTCGCTATTGTTGGCCTTATCTTTCGCAGCCAGATCAGCGGCATCTTTGTCGTCTTTCTCCTTCTTCAGACGCGCAGCCTTTTGTTCAGGCGTCTCGTCTT